AGATATTGAAAATCTTGCTACAGCATGTACCAATTTAGGAGCTGCGGCAGGATCTATAAATGCTGCTTCTTCAGCATTTATGACTATATCTATGACTGTTGGAATATTGTCTGGAAGTGTGCCTACATTAAGCACCTCATTCGAGACATTATCTACCACAATGTCGACAATTTCCACAACAGTAGATACAGTATCTACGTCATTTAACAATTTGACAACACCAATCACCACATTGTCAAGCACAATGGTCACTGTAATCACATCATTCCAATTGATTACAGTTCAATTCCAACTTCTACAGATCTCTGTGGATCAGCTTAGCGTTGGATTCACCGGACTTCAAAATGGCGTCAATTTCCTAATGGTTAGTTTCACAACTTTGATCCCATCTATTGAGACATTTAATCAGTCTATCCTAGATAGCCAAACTATCCTAACAGATTTCTTCACTGCATTAACTAATTCATCCACAGGCTTTGATCAGTTAACTCTGGCAACGACTAATGGCATGATTCAAATGCAGACAGCTGTAAGTATGGGTATGACTTTGATTATTTCTACTATGGATCAAAGTATGATGTTATTAGCATTGAGTGTTACCACAGGATTCCTACAAGTTAGCGCTGCTGTAACTCAATCTATGCTCGTAGTTCAGTCTTCGGTCCAAACTGGAATGATTAGTGTTGTGTCGTCTATTTCTGCTTCTATGTCATCGGTAGCGACACAGACATCAGCTGCGTTTACTTCTATAGCCTCATCCATTCAAGCTAGCATAAATTCTGTTTCATCAAATATGGCTCAAGGATTTGCTAGAGTATCTCAAACCGTATCGGTTAGTGTGGCTATGATAAACGCATCGTTCACATCAATGAGTTCAACTACTCAGTCAATTGTGTCAAGTATGATGTCTAACTTGTCTAGTCAATTTGCATCAGGTATGAGTTCATCTAGATCACAAGTATCTTCTGGAATGAGTTCTATTGTAAGTACTATAAGTTCATACAGTGGATCTGCTCAAAGTGCTGGTTATAATGTAGGTTACTATATTTCCGCTGGTATCGCATCCGGTATGTATTCAAACATGTGGTCTATTGAGTCTGCTGCTAACCGAATCATTGCCAAAGCTAGAGAAGCTGCTAGAGCTGCTGCGGATATTCATTCACCATCACGGATGTTCGCAAAAGAGGTCGGTAAGTTTATCCCTCAAGGGGTTGCTATGGGTATTGACAATGAAATGCCGTCAACAATCAAACAAATGAGTAATTCATTTAAATCTGGATTTGAGAAAGTCACGGATAATGTTGTTGATCATAGCAAAATTCTTTACGACTCTGTTGCATCAGCCGCTAATACTATTGGCGACATGCTTGATATTGCTGTAGATGATATGGAATATTCTCCTAAGATTACTCCAGTTATCGACACAAGTAAGATTGATAAGTTTACTCCTGATGGTTACGATGTTAATATGGGTCAATTAGGACGCAGTCTTCCTAAACCATATTACTCAGGAGCGCCACAAACAAATCAAAACACAACCATTAACAACGACAATTCTACTAGAGAATATAGTGTTAATGTTAAAGTTGATAACAATGGTAAACCAGTTGATCCGAATGAATTGGCTAAGGAAATACAACAGAAAATCAAAGATATGGACGATCAAAATCGTCGAGGAAAAGGCGAGGAGGTATACTTTTAACATATGAAAGCAGGATGTTTTACTTTAAATAATGTAAATTCAGAATCTATCCATGTGTTTATTGAAGATCGTCCTAACATCCCCTCACCTAAAAGACGGGTGTCATTTTTGGCACCCTTATCTTTTGAGGGCGAATTAGTTTATGATGACGATGGATATGAACCAACAGAATTTGAATTAAAGTGTTTTTATGATGGTAGTCGTCATGGTGACAATTTCGATGAATTGTCAAATGCACGCAATAAGATATTCAACTTCTTTAATCAAGGTAAGGGTGATTGGTTATCCTTTGTCCCATATTTTGACGAAGGTCACGAGTATCATATTATAGCATTAGATATTGTGTATGAAAACAAATATTATTACGACGGATGTATTAGTTTTACTGTAAAGATTAAATGTCAACCATATAAATACTTGACGTCTAATCGGGTTCTACAGGTTACTAATGGTCAAACTCTAAATAATCCTACATTTTATACTTCTAAACCAACAGTATTTTTCAGTGGGGTTAAAGGCGATATCGACATAACTTTCGGCACAACTAGAATTGGATTACGATCTCTAAACAACGAGACTGTTTATATCGATTCACAGACATATTCGACATTCACAAAATCTGGAAACACCATTCGTAACTTAAACGACCGTACTATTGGTAAAGAATTTTTCGAACTTCAACCGGGAAATAATGCTGGAAATCGTTTGACCATAACTACTCCACCTAATAACACGGCGTTTACCAGACCTATTTCAATAAATCCTAATTGGAGGGTACTTGTATGAGACCTATTCTATATGACCAAAATGAAAGAAATTTTGTTTCGAATGGTCTAGGAATTCTTTATGATGCGGTTGAATGTATCGTAAAAGAACAAAGAAATGGTTTATTCGAGTTAGAAATGAAATATCCAATTCAGGGTGATTATGCAAGCGACCTTGAAAAGAACCGATATATTCGTGCTAAGCCAAATGACGAAGATGACACTCATATATTCCGTATATATGAGACTAAAGTAAGTGTTGACAACAACACTATTGAAGTCAAGGCGGTATCGAAAATATCTGATGATCTTTCGGCTACTCTTATACGACCATTTACAGTTGGTACCTTATCATTAAATGAGATATGGCCAACTATTGTCCAAAATGCTATTGACCCTATAAATATTAGATTCAATTCCGACCTTGGATCTAGATCCTCATTTAATAATGATAAACTTGTAAATGCTTTAAATCTTATCATGGGATCTGATGATTCTCTTGTAAGTACTTTTGGTGGAGAAGTTAAAAGAACCGACAAAGAATTGTTTATTTATAGAGGTAGAGGTCGAGAACACATCACTACAATTCGTCCTAGAAAGAATATGAAAAATATTCAACTTAAGACGAGTATGCATGGTAAATTCACTCGTATTTTACCTTATGCTAGGTATACTCCCGAAGGGGAGAACCAAAAAGAACAGACAATCTATGGCGATATTATAAAGTCAGACCACTATGACGATTATGATATCAAACGCATTGTCCCTATCGATATCAGTAATAAGTTTAATGACTATAAACAAAAGATGAAATCCGATAGGAAAACAAGATTAGCTGCTGAGCGAGAAAATAATAGATCTGCAGACTCATCTAAAAGAGCTCAAGAACAGTCTCAAAGAGAACGTCTTGAACAACAGCGTGAAGAAGAACGTGAACGTACTTATTATGCTAATAAGCAAAAACGTGCGTCTGCTCATGCTAACAGAGGGTCTAAGAAATCTGCTGCTCAACGAGAAGCAGAATGGCAACAAAGAGAAACTCAACGTGATGCTAACTTCCAAGCTCAGAAGCAGAAACGACAACAAAGTAAACAGAAACGACAACAAAGTAAAGCCGCTCGAGAAGCAGAAAAGCAAGCACGTTTAGCTCGTCAACAACAAATCAAAGAAGACACTAAAATTGTTATCACTTCTCGAATGGTTACTGAAGAAGCTTCTACATATTTTGATGAAAATCCTACAGTTGATGTCCCAGATATCAAGATGGAAGTATCCATGATTCCTATTCAGGACACAACATCTTGGGAGAAAAGCATCTTGAGATCTCTTGAAGCAGTTCGATTGTGTGATACAGTAGACGTATACTTATCTAAAATCGATGTTGATGTGACTGTTCAGATTGTTGAGATTGAATATGATGTTCTTAAGGAACGTACTGTTAAGATCGTCGCTAGTTCGGATGGAAATACAGCTAGTACTTTGGCTGATTCTCAAAGAGCTGAGTGGAAAGATCTTACTAAGAAAACTATCAATGAAACAATGGGAGACTTCGAAGGTTCTATTAACACTATCTTAACCAGTGCAAACGGTAAGAATAGAAACTTCTATGGACCTGATGAGCCTCCTGTCGACGACTTGAAGGAAAATGACTTGTGGTTTAGAGATGTTGGTGCAGGAGAAACCGACTTATACCGATATGATGGAACTCAATGGAATTTGGTGATGCCGCATGACTTTGGTGAGGTACTGGAGGATAAAATTGACTCCGCCATGTCCGAAATTCATGAATCACTGGACATGTTTGAGACTGACATAGAGGTTATACAAGGTGATATCAACGCCACACATCAATACGTCACAGACAGTGTCGCTGAGATTGGTAGAACTACTTCGCAAGAGATTATAGTTGCTAAATCAAAAATAGAGCAACTTTCAAACACTTTTTCCAATGACAAAAGACAACTCAACAATGATATCATTGGTCTTAGATCACAAATTACTGCTTCTGGCACTCAAACTCTCAATGAGACTAAAAAGTTAATCACTGCTTTGGATAATGGGGTTAGTGAGAAATTCAGTAAACTTAAGGTTGGTGCTACAAACATCCTGAGAAACACCCAGACAATGTCCGAACCATATTATAAGGGCGCTGTGATGGCACAAACACCTCCGTTTAAAGTATATGACTACGAGTTGAATCATCGAGCGATGTATAATAGCTACCAAGTTATTTACGGGGATACTGCTGAAGATTTGAAGACTGTATTGAAGCCAAACACTGATTATGTGTTCTCGTTTTATACTAAGACCAATGAAAGAACTAAGAAGATTGATCTAAGTTTCCCTGCAGGTATTAATATTACCGAAAGAGATTCTGAATATTCTTCTGGGTGGACGTCAAACACCGATTTAACTAGACATTGGGTTAAGTTTCGAACCAATAATACAGCAATAAAATTCAGAGTTGCATTTAGTTCGTTGGTAAATGACGCTATTCATGTCTATATCGCAGGTATTCAACTTGAAGAGGCTACTATTGTGTCTGATTATCATCCGAATGAGTTGGACTTCCAAGCGTCGTTCGCAGAGTATAAGAGGACTAGTGGTCAAAGTTTAACTACTATCCAAAATACGATTAGTGGATTTAATAACAGTCTAAACCAGACCAATTCAAAACTTAATCAAACGGATAGTAAATTAACTGCTCAAGTTGCGGATTTGGTCCAAACAAAAACCAAATTGGATCAAACTGCGTCTAAATTGGAATTGCAAGTTTCTGAGTTGACCAAGACCAATGAACGATATGCTAAACAGCAATCAGAATTGAATCTTCTACCTGGTAAAATTGATTTGGCAGTAACTTCTGCTAAAGATGAGGTTAAGCGATATTCTGATGGTAAGTTAATTGAAGGTAAGCAGTATACGGATAGTAGAATTACTATCAACAATGAGAGTATCACTCAACGTATAACGTCTACTTTAAATGCCACTGTCAATAATGTTGTTACAACTGCTGTCACTCAAACCAAAAACTCATTAACTCAGGCCATAACTCAATCCGCCACAGATACTCTTACTCGTGCTCGAACCGACGCACAAACACTCATTACCACGGAGATAACCGGCGTTAAGAAAACTATTAGTAGTGTCCAAAATGAAATTCCTAAGAAATATGGTAGTCGTAATTACTTAAGTGGAACTATTAAACCACGGGAATCCTACAATTATACTCTTAATTCTAATAATTATCATGTAATTTGGGGATATCCTTTGATGTATGGATCCACACCTAAAGAATTAGGCATACCACAAGGCGCCAGATTGATAATTCAGTACGAAGTTCAATTTAAGTCCAATGTGACTAACGCATCAGTATTTCCGGAGTTTTATAATGATACTAGTAATGGATATTGCG